CCATTAGAGTATACCTGGGATACAAATATATCATTTTCTGTTCCTAAAAAATACAGTATATTGATAACTCATCCACTTAACAGAAATGACTTACCATTTCATACTTTATCTGGAATAATTGATGGTCCATATATTAATACACCGCATGGAAATTTTCCTTTTTATATTAAAAATGGATTTGAAGGAATTATTTCACAAGGAACACCAATTATGCAACTTATTCCATTTCAACAAGAATCTTGGAAAGCAAAAAAAACTAAAGGTTTGACCTATGAAGGAGAATTAAACGGCAAAAGGTCTAAACTACTTCTTGCTAATTGGTACAAAAAAAACTATTGGATTAAAAAAGAATATGAATAGAAATGATATAAAATGAATTTTTATTGGTTTGGTCGTCATTTAGATAAAAATTTAGATTATGTTTCAGATTTATTAGAAGATTCTGGATTTTATGGTTGGCTACTTCCATATGCTGCAGGTTTGCCAGATCCTTTTACCAGAATAGCAAGATCACTTAACACACAACAAAAATTAAAATATCTTGTTGCTGTTCGCCCTTACACCATATCTCCTCAATATTTGTTGGCTATTTCAAAATCATTAGATTTAATTCAAGAAGATAGGGTTAGAATTAATTTTGTTCCTGGACTTATTTTAAACAAAGAAGAAGAGTTATTTGGTGGCATATTATCAGAAGTTAATGATTCTAGTAGTTTTATTGATAGAAAAAAATATTTTTGTTCCTACATTAAAGAATTTAGTAATTTAAAAGTAAAAAAACCTTATGTTTATACTTCTGGACTATCAGATAGTATATGCCCAAATATAGAAAATTTTGGAGATTCTAATATAGTTTCGTATGGTAGGTTAATTGAAGGAAAACTTGATAATTTTGATAAAAACAAAATAATATTTTTTCCTGCTGTATCAGTTTCTAACTTTAAAGAAAAGGTAGCGGAAATAAAACAAAAAGGTTATAACAATATAATGACTCATACCAGTGGAGATACAGATTTTAGTTTAGCATTAGAAATATTCAAAGAAGTTAAAAAGTTAAATACTTAAGCAATAGTGCCTTCTTAAAGCAAGGTGTGGTTGACTTATCCTATTCCGACTAAATTGCAGTTATAATGTATTATGAAGATATTAATGGATATGATTTTTGCCGTAGTTATTTCGGCTCTTGTACTTGCTGTTATTCGCAAACTTTGATATACTAGGTATATGTTTTGCAATAGGTGTGGAAATATAATTAAAAATGAAGGTTGTGATTTTTGTTTAAGCAATTCAAATGCGCTAAGAGAATTTGAGGATGAAGATGAGTAACTGGACTGAAGAAGTAACTGATGAGCAAAAAGAACAGATTTGGTATTTTGTTGTAGAAACGGTAAAAGAAATTCGTGAGCAAATTGCTCAAGACATAGAAGGAACCAATACTCTTTGGCAGGCTAAAGGACTTAATAAATCTCGCCGAACTACTAAGGCTTTTCAGATATCTGCTGCAATTGCACGAGGTCAACATGAAAGGGGGCCATTAAAATAATGAATGCATTTAGACAAGAAAGAACTAACATCAAACCTTTAAGGTGGTTTGCCAATGGCTTAGAAATAATTGCCTGTGAATTTTTAATTAAATCTATTAGACTTGAAGATAAAAATAACTATGGAATAAGATATAGGTCTTATACTTTTATTCAAGAACTATTATATAAACCTTCTTATAAGTGGGGAACGTATTACACAGTTGATAAACTTCCAAAGCGAAAGTAAAAAATCTGGTGATGAGTTTGAGGACATCGTCTACGCAGATCTAGTTTCTCGTGGTTTTATAACCATTATAAAAAACTTTTATGTACCACTAACTGGATGCGAGGTAGACTTTTTTGCTACAATGCCAGATGGATCTTTCGAGTATGTAGAGTGTAAAGGTGGAAGGTTTGGGAATAAAAAAAGACCTGGAGCAAAACGAACTGATAATGTAAAAAAATCTATTGCAAATGGTGCTTTAATAAAGGCTATGTATAAAGATATTAAGTATGTTGTTTATTTTTCTGCTAATCCTGAACCTAAAAGTTACTCTGCAGAAATGATAGACACTGCCTTAAATTTTAAAATTATTGATGAAGTTAGGTATTTGGAACAATATGAACAATTAAGTTTTGATGAATATTGGGCTGGCTGGTAATTTTATTTTAAAATTTCATAAGCACTTGGTTCTAAAAATAAATTATTTAAGATTTTAGTTTTAATACCTTCAAATGCCTGATCTTCTGTAGACAAAAATATAGAATGTTCTGTAATTTCATTTGATCTAGCAAAATGCCTTCTGTTTGTATAAACCTTTACATCCTGCATCTGTGAACCACCAACCTCAAATATATTGCCATACATAGATCTCCATAGACAACTTGGATACTTCTTTATAATGGTAAGTAGTTTATCTCTTTCCATTGGCATTGGGGTATGTAGTTCATAGTCTAGTGGTTTATTAATTCCCCGCTCACTTAAGCGGGTATTGGTTTGAATTAACTTTTTAATATACAGGGATGACCCAGTAATCTTAACATATTTATCTATCTTGCCCGACAATAGACCTCCGTGAGAATAGTCAATTTTGTCTATCTTTTTAATTATAAAGAAATCATCATTCATTAATATAAAACTATTAGATATTTGTTCTGTTTTACATAAAGTTGTTAAATTATTTATAGCATTTGTATATTTATTATGATTTTGTTCAACTGATACATAATTTCCTTTATACCAGTCTGGCTTGCCACCAATCAACCAAACCTTTGCATCTGGGAAACTATGAAGAACAGATCTAATAGAGTATCTTAACTCTTCATTTTCTCCAGAACGGCAGATATAAACAAAATCCATTAACTCCCCCTAATTTATTACAAGTATATCAGAATCTGGTATACTAATATAAACAGAGGGGTAGTCTTGGCTAACATAGTTTTTCTTGGTAATTTTGAAGTGCCTTATAGTAGTGAAAATCATCATGCTAAGTCTTTGGAGTCTCTTGGACATACCGTGCATAAATTGCAAGAGAAAAAAGCGGGCAGTGCTGAAATATTAAATGCAGCATTAAAATCTAATCTATTCATCTGGGTACATACACATAGATGGCCAACTCCAGGATCTAGATCTATGACGGATGTATTAAAACAATTAAAGGCTGCTGGTATACCAACCATGACATATCATTTGGATTTGTGGTTTGGAATTGAACGTGAAAAAGATTTAAAGAATGATGATTTCTATACAAACATAGGTCACTTCTTTGCTACAGATAAGTTAATGTGTGATTGGTTTAATGAAAATACGCAGGTTAAAGGACACTTTTTACCTGCTGGTGTATATGATAAAGAATGTTACATTCATGAAGACTATGACCAACATAATTTTGAAAACGATATTATCTTTGTTGGTAGTAAAGGGTATCATCCTGAACATAAATACCGTCCAGAACTAATAAACTTTTTAAGAAAAACATATGGCAAAAGGTTCTTGCATGTTGGTGGAGATGGTGATACTGGAACAGTTCGTGGAGATGAATTAAATCGTATTTACGCAAAAAGCAAAATAGCAATAGGTGATAGTTTAAACATTAACTTTAACTATCCTTATTACACTAGTGATAGGTTATTTGAGAGTACTGGTCGTGGTGGGTTTACTATCTACCCTCGCATAAAAGGACTTGATGAGTACTTTGAAGACGGTAAAGAAATTATATTTTATGAGCACGGCAATCTTAAAGACCTTAAAGAAAAAATAGATTATTATATACTAGATGGACTAACAAGAGAAAAGATAAGGATTGCTAGTCATGAACGAACCAAAAAAGAACATACCTATGTTCATAGGTGGGCAAGCATATTAAGTGAGTTGGAGATAAAATGAACATAATGATAACTGGTGTTGCTGGCTTACTTGGTAGTAATTTAGCAAAAAGTCTTTCTGACCATAATATTACTGGTATTGATAGTTTAGTGGGTGGATATATAGATAACATTCCATCAAAAATTAATTTTATTAAAAAAGATTGCAATGATTTAACAAAAGAAGACTTTAAAAATATTGAGGTTGTAGTTCATGCAGCATGTACTGCACATGAAGGTCTTTCTGTGTTTTCTCCTAAGTTTATTACAGATAACACATATGGAAACTCTATGAATGTTTTGAGTTGTGCAATCCAAGCAGGTGTAAAAAAGTTTATATTTACATCAAGCATGGCTAGATATGGAACACAAGATACTTTACCATTTACAGAAAACATGATTCCAAAACCACAAGATCCATATGGAATTGCAAAACACGCCTTTGAATTAACATTAAAAAATCTTTCAAAAACTCACGGTATGGAATTTGTTATTCTTGTGCCACATAATGTTGTTGGTCATGGACAAAACTATACAGATCCTTTTAGAAATGTTGCTGGCATTATGATTAACAGAATGCTTCAAGGAAAACAACCAATTATTTATGGAGATGGCAACCAGAAAAGATGTTTTTCTGATATGAGAGATATAATTGATCCATTTCACAAAGTTATTTTTTCTGATGTGGCTAATGGAGAAGTAATTAACATTGGTCCAGATAATAATTTTATAACAATTAATGAGTTAGCAGAAGAAATAGCCTCTATTATTGGTTTTGACTTAGATCCAATTTATTTAGATGCAAGACCTTCTGAAGTAAGATTAGCCCACTGTTCTGCTGACAAAGCCAGAAGACTACTTGACTATTCAACACGTTATGAATTAAAAGAAATTCTATCAAATATGGTTGATTGGGTAAGACAAAGAGGAACTGGATCATTTAATTTTAATTTACCAGTTGAGATTCAAAATAACCTAACTCCAAAAACTTGGGTGAATCAGGATATATTTAATAAATGAAAAATAAATTAAAATTTTCATCAACACAAGAAAGATTGTTGGTAGATGAATTGGTAGAACTATTTTTTTTAATTCAAAAAGAAACAAAACCTAAAATTAGTATTGAAGTAGGAGCCAACTCTGCAGAGTTTTCTCAAAAAATAATACAAGACTATCCAAATATTAGTTCCTGGGCGTTTGAGGCTAACCCATATGTGCATAAACATTATGAGAACAGTTTGCAAAACTTTGGGGTAAAATATTTAAATATTGCAATTACAAATAAAATAGGTGAGACTAGGTTTCTTATTCAAGAAGCATATTTAAATAATGGAGAATGGGACGGTAAAAGAATTAATAGGCTTATAGGTAACAACAGTCTTTTAATACGTAATCAAGATGATGTCTTGTACTCTGCTCCAAAAGTTGATTGCAACACTTTAGATGGATTTTTTATAGATTCAGGTATTTTAAATAGTAGTGACACAGTTTGTATGTGGATTGATGTTGAAGGAGCAATTGAGCAAGTGCTTAGCAATTCAAGTAAAATCTTAAAACAAGTAGACTCAATATTTATTGAAGCAGAACATTTTAAATTTTGGCAGGATCAATGGCTTGCTGAAGATGTTATAAAATTTTTAGTATCTCAAGATTTTGTTCCAATAGCAAGAGACTATGAGTATGAAAAACAAAACAACTATATATTTATTAAGTCAAAACTTATGAATAATAATAAGATACTAGGTCTTGTTAAAAATTGGCAAACCCTATATGAAAAGATTGAGTGTTAAGATGAAATATGTTGTTGGTCTTCCTTATAGAATTAAGTCTTTTAGAGATGAACTTATGGAAACATGTAAGTTAGAAAATGTTTTTGAAATTGATAATACTGAAAATAATATAGGATTTACAGCGAGTCATAACTTAGGTATAAAAAAAATGTATGACGAAGGCGCTGAGTGGTACATAGCCATGAGCGCTGCAGTTCGTTTTGGAGAACCTGGCGGTTTAGATTTTATTGAAATATTAAAAGATACTAAGCATGTAATAGTTGAATCTCTTGGAGTTTTTGGTTGGCACTTTATTGCTTTTCATAAAACTTTAATTGATAAGGTTGGATTATGGGATACAAATTTTACCCCATATGGCTATGAAGATTTGGACTATAGCATGAGAATACAAAGAGCATTTTTATTAGATTACGATGATCATTGGAAAACAATAAAAGAAAATAAAACTATGTGGCAAAAAGTTAAAATAGATATTAAAGATACAATAATGGGTCATAGTATTAAACTTGGTGGCGTTGATCCAGGAATGGGTGTAACAAGAGAATATTACAATAAAAAATGGGGTAGATATCCTTCAACAAGTGAAGATCCATACAATTCTTATTTTTATCCTTTTAATGACCCAGAAAAAGGTTTAGGATACTTTACAGATGACTATTATAATGAATGGATAAAAAAAGAATTTCAAAAAGAAAAACAGATATTTGTTGAAGTAGTTGTTTCCTGTGTTTGTGGAAATTCTTTTAAATCAATGTCTGTTAATGGAAATTTACAGGTTGACACATGTGCAGCCTGCGATCCCGCTAATTTTATGCAAGATGGAACTAAAAAATGAGCAACATTAAGGCCTATTTATATTCAGTTAAAGAAAAAGACTGCGCTGCTGATAAATGGGACTACGGATTAATTAAAGAAATTTTTAATAAAAACAAGATTGAACAAATTAAGGTAACTGAATTGCCCAATACGGAAAAAGCCTTTGTTGTAATTCCTGGACCACAAAATGTTGACTATGAAAAACAAATATCCGATGAGTTAGATAAGATAGATAGAGTAGTTTTATTCATTACTGGAGATGAAAGCGCTACCTTTAATATTAATAAAATAAAACATAAGAATATTGAAGTTTGGGTTCAATACCCTCATAAAAAACATGCACAATATAATAAACTAGCCCTTGGGGTGCCACAGCATTTATCTAAAAATTTACCACAATACCAGGATAAATCATATGACGTATTCTTTGCTGGTCAAATAACTCATCAAAGAAGACAACAGTTGGCAGAAATAATGTCAAGCGTTCCAAATTCTTTTTACAAACCAACTACTGGTTTTGCAGAAGGACTAAAGCCAAAATCCTATTACGATGCCATGAGCATATCAAAAATTGTTCCATGTCCCAGCGGAGCAGAAGTAATAGATTCTTTTAGATTTTATGAAGCCATTGAAATGCTTTGTTTGCCTATAGGAGATAGAATAGATTCAAAAGGTATAAATACAGATTTTTTTAATTTTGTTTTTGAAGATAGACACTCAATAAAAAGCGTTGAAAATTGGCAGCAGTTGCCCGAATTGTTACCTGAATTATTAAATAATTACACATCCGATATGCATCAAGTTGTTTGTTGGTGGATTAAATATAAAAGAGATCTTTCTATTAAGTTAATGAGGCAAATAAATGAGTAAAAATGGTACAATGGTATTATGCTTAATCAAATAATAAATGCTAAAAAAAATAATAAAGGTTTTGTAATTGAAAAATATCAAATACCAAACATTACATGGGAAGATGTTTTGTTATTCTTATACAAAGAGTCAATAAAAACTAATGATAATTTACAAAAAAAAGTAAAAAACATAAATAATTATGAACATTTTGACTTAATTGGAAATGTTCAAATACAAAATAGACTTTGGCTCTCCCCACAAACACATGATATATTTAAAGATTTTAATGGAGTTTCTGAATTATTATATAAGTTAAACAATTTAAAAGATAACAGTCATTGCGATTATTATAAAAATATTTTGTGTTCTTGTGATATGCCTTGGCATTTTCAGGGAATAAGAATATCTTTATCAAATCGTTTTGTAACAGACCATCACGATCCACATGATATATTTTATTGGCAAATTCTTGGAACTTCTTTTTGGAAAGTAAACAATGACATTACCTATATTTTAAATCCAGGAGATTTATTTTATTTACCAAAAGAAAGTTCACACGCAGTTTGGTGTGATGGACCTAGAGCAGGTCTACTTATAGATAACCTACAAAAGTGTATATAAAGTTAAAGTAATAGAACATACAAAAATAGAAGGAGGGGTAAAATAAAATATGAATAAAAAAGATATAACAATTATAATTCCAACATCATATATACCTAGTCATCCTAGTACTAAAATAATAGAGACAACAATTAAAAATACCAGATTTCACTTTCCAGATAGTGAAATTATTTTACAAATAGATGGACTTAGAATAGAGCAAGCAGAATACAAAAAAGATTATGATGAACATAAAAATAGAGTGCTTTGGAAATGTTTGCATGAATGGCAAAATGTATTACCAATAATTTTTGACCAACACAGCCATCAAAGTACAATGATGAAAAAAACTATTAACTTAGTGCAAACACCATTAATTCTTTATATAGAGGGCGATCTTCCTTTAAGAATTGATAGAGATATTGACTGGAATAAGTGTTTAGATATGTTTGAATATAATAAAGCAAATACAATAAGATTTTATTTAAGAGAAGAAATGCCACAAGAACATATTCATATGATGTGTGGTCAAGAAGATATTTTTATGAAAACTGTTCAATGGAGTCAAAACCCACACTTAAGTTTTACCAAATATTACAAAAATATAATTTTGCCAAATATTGGTGATAAAAATTATATTGAAGATGAGTTTTATGGAAAAGCACAAGTTGATTGCGAGTATTTGCCTGGAGAACAACCTGTCACTGTAGAGCCATACGTTTTTAAAATTAGAAATTGGGAAGCACATAAAATGTTTATTTACTACCCAGATAATGGTCAAAATGTAAGCAGGGTTTTACATTTAGATGGAAGACAAAGCACTAGAAAATTTACCCAAGACGATGAGTTTTGGTCATACACAAGTATTAAAGATGCAAAAAAAATATTAAGCGAATCTGAATTATTTAAAAATGATGAAGACGTTTTGAGGTCAATACAATGAGATTAGGAATTATAACCAGATGTGACAACACTGGTCTTGGTAATCAAACCAGAGAATTAGTAAAAATGTTAAATCCTGATAAAATTTTACTTATTGACTCATATTTTTTTAATAACAACAAACAATACCCGCAATGGTATGACGGATATAACGTAATAAAAACAACAAAGGGCATGCCTAGAACAAAAGAAATTCTTGATTTTTTAGATAATGTCGATGTTGTTATAAGTTGTGAAACATTTTACCATTTAGACTTTGTGGACATAGCAAGAAAAAGAAATATAAAAACAATATTGCAATATAACTATGAACTATTTGGAAATTTAGTTCATCCAGAGTGGCCGTTACCAGATGTATTGTTGTCACCAAGCAGTTGGAATATAGATGTTGTTAAAGAAAAGTTTGGATCAAAATGCAAAGTATATCATCTACCACCACCAACAGATACATCATTGTTTAATGCTGCAAGAGAAAATAACCTATCAAAAATCCATAAACGAATACTTCATGTTGCTGGTAAAAAAGCAGCCAAAGATAGAAATGGAACTAATACTGTAGTAGAAATGCTTAAATATTCTAGTGCAGATTATGAACTTGTGATAGCAACACAAACCCCTTTAGACTTTATAACCAAAGATAGCCGTTTAAAAATAAACAAAGATAATGTTAAAAATAGAGAAGATTTATATAATGGCTATGACGCTATGGTTCTTCCTAGACGCTATGCTGGTCTTTGTTTGCCTATGAATGAGGCTTTAATTTCTGGTTTACCCGTTTTTATGACAGACGTATCCCCTAATAACCAAATACTTCCTAAAGAGTGGTTAGTAAAATCAGATAAAATTGGAGAATTTAAGACTAAGTCAATGGTAGATATTTATGAGGCTAACCACAAAGAATTAGCAAAATCTATTGATAACTATTTTAATAATATAAATATATATGATAGTAAACAAAAGGCTATAGAAATTGGATTTAATAATTTTTCAGTTGAAATATTAAAAGATAAATGGTTAAAAGTTATAAATGAATAAACAGAAAAGCCAGCCTATCTCTAGACTGGCTATCTGATAAAAGATAAATTACTTTTTAGTAACTTTCTTTACTTTTGCTTTTGCAGACTTAAGAGCCTTATCAACCTCAGCAGCGGAAGGCAAGATGCCAAATGCTTTATCTGCAGGATTTAGCGCTCTTAACGCAACGGGCGCTACAGCAGCAACTAGTGCAGCCCACAAATCTTTTGGATCTGTTACGCCAGCCATGTATAGTGCAAGACCAGATGCAAGAACTGAGCGACCGTAGGACGCTAGCATTGCTTTTGTCTTATCGTTTAGTAAGTTATTCATTATTCCTCCTAGGATATAATTCGTGTTAGTGTTGTAAAGCCAATCCAAAGCCCAATAATTCCTGCGACTCCCGCAAAAACTGGTGGTGCTGGTACTGGCAATTTGAATGCAGCAAACACGATACCGCACCCAAAACCTGTTAATACTGAAAGAAATATATCCCTCATGTATTTTTTATTTCTGATTCATTTGGCAAAAACTTTTTTAGATCCTTGTAGGCAGTAGATATTTTTTTCATACTATCGTTTAAAGGATCTCCTTCTGTTATAGAACTAAAATTAAGGAAATAGTTAATAGTTGGATCAACCTCTTCAACAAATTTATTTAAACCATTTTGAACATCCTCAATATATGTAAAAGCCCAATCACGAGAGTCTGATAAAAATTTAATAAAGTTTTCTCTGTGTATATCATTATCAGTTAATTCTTGATTTGCTTTTATAGATTCAATGTGCTGGCTAAGTTTAAGATTTTCTAAAAATAATTGAGCGGAAGATATACTAAGACTTTTTAACTTAGATAATACTGCTAAGTATGATATAGCAAATGAAATAGACAACAATGCAAAAAATATTAATAAACCATTTTGCATTACGCTACCCCCAATAATCTTTTATCAACATGCGTTGCCCAATAGTATAAACATTTATCACAGCAAGGTCTATTATACTCGTTCTTAGTGTCTAAATAAAACTCAGCGTAGTAAATAGGATCTTTACGATATAGGTTAGCCCTATGAGTGATATTTACACGGTTTATGTGAGATGGCTTATTCCAGACTGGCTTATTAGTACCCCAAATCTGCCCACAAACGGCCTCTAGAGCCTCTATATTGGCCTCATTCTTGTCTGTCTTAATACCCCTTACCTTAGCCTCTGTAATCATGGCTTTAGCATAAGTACGTAGTGAATATTCAGAGTTTTTCCACATCAATACCGCTGGATGATTACGCCAAGCGCCTGAAGGAGATTGACCAGATAAAACCTTAAGTATCTGATAGGCTTCTAATATTTGTTTATTTAATCTTTTATTGTCTAATATTTTTGCACATTGGTCATAATCTTTATAAGGTAGAAAGGTTTGCATTATTTGATAGCCTCTCTAGTAATCATAACTATTGCTCCATTATCTTCTAAAGCCTTTTTTACTCTTACCATATATTCTATCGCTTGTCGCTTATCTGTGTCAAATAAACGCATAAACATAGCCTCATTGGCCTTAACTGTAATAAAATATTCGTTGTCTATAATGTCTACCTTAAAATTTTTAGGGGATGGTATTGAATGAAAAGCCATTTTCATTTTATCTGTATACATTATTTTTCCATTGTTAATGACTGCCAAGTAACTGACCAGTCTTGTTTAGTTTTGTGGTTGTTAAACTCTCTTGACACTTCTCCATTTTCTAAGTATACACCGCCCCAAACTCCCCACTCTTTTCCAGATATGCCTACAGCAAAACAAGTTTTGGCTACTGGACACATTTGGCACATAGAGTCAACTACTCCTCTACTATCAGGACTGTCTTCATATTTATCAAAATAAATATTAGTTTCAAGTCCTAAACAAATAGCGTTATCTTTCCATAAATGCTGTTTCATTTTTAATCTCGATACTTGTTTGGAATATCCCAACCATTGCGACTAGGTGAATAAATTTTATGAACATACCATTTATCTTTTACCCTAATGCCTTTTGGGGATGTTTTTGCAATGTCTGATTCTTTTAAATCAATAACATCCCATCCATTCCAAAGTAAATTATTATTTTTGGAAACAATTTTTTCCATAGTATTCAAACTTCTAATAAACATAAATACCCCCTAGTATTTAAATATACCAATTTCTACATTTTGTAGTTGTGCTTCTGAAACTAACTTAGACATGCTTTCGTTTGGCTTGCTTAAAAATGCAAAATAATTTATTTGTTTTAAATTTTCTTTTAACCAAAGTGGAGCAACCTTATAGAATTTTATTTTTTTTCCTCTTGCTTTCATTCCTTTTTCTGATACATTAGAAAATTCTGAAACAAAAGAATTTACTCTTGTAGGACCAGCAGAATAAATAATAAACTCTTTATCCTCTTGGCTCATATTTGACATAGCAACACCCATGGAGCGAATAAAAACTCCATAGTCATTGAACTCATTAGTTCCCTGAACTGCCACGATCATTTCTTTTCCCATCCTTTAAACTATCTAGTATAAACAACATCTTATCTAAATCTACTTTTGACAAATTATCTATGTCTACTGGCTTTGTAGTGCTTTTTTGTACCTCACCATTAATAGCCTCTGCAACATAAAATTTATTGTTAGATACCCAGTAAGCCTGATTACCTAAAACAATAACTCTAATCATACCTTTTTGTCTATGCTTTGTCAACTGCGTAGAGTTATCATTACTTGCTAAAGAAATTGAAAAAAAATGTTTTAACAATTTATGCACATCGCTTTGGCGAGACAAGGTTATTAAAGTTTTCTTTTTTTCAGTCTTTTTTGTTCTATTAATTATAACCCAAAAAACGCCTAATGTCAAGAATATTCCTATTAATTCTTGCATTATCGTAATATTTTATTTTTTACCTAAAGCAGAATCACTGCTTTCTTGTAATTCTACAGTGTCTTGAAGCGCAGTAATCCTATTTAACTTTATCTGCAACTGCAACAAATTAAATTCAAGATCTGCGCTTTTTTGTTTATAAAAAATAACTAACTGTTTTATTTCTTCTAGGCTTAAATCCTCCACTTTTACCCCTTTTTAAAACTAAATGGACTTCCGTTCCAAACCTTTTCAACTTGTTTCTTTTCTCTTTCTGTAATGGCACGGCTCCAAGCAAATCCTGCATCTCCACCCCAGGCATCCCACATAATTCTTCCATTAGATGGAAACTCTGGACCATCATAAAAACCTTTTCCTTTTTTATCTACTTCATGACGGGAAAAAAATGAAAACATACGTTTAACAGTACTTAAAGACATTGATCTACCAGCAACTATATCTGTTGCTCTACCCCAACCAACAGGAGTTCCAGCACCAGTTGCTTTACCATCTTCTTTCCACTTTAAAGCACGACGAGCAGCAGCCTTCATACCAGCATTAGGAGTGTATGTATCAGCCATTTTTCTTTACCCTTTTTGTTTCATAAGATTTACCCCAAAAAAATGATCCGATCATTAACAAACCTATTGCTAATGAATGCAAGAAATAAAATGTACTCATTTTGACTTCTTTTTTTCTTGTTTAGCAACACGTTTTTCTTTAAGAGTCATTTTTGGCTCTTTCTTTTTATTAGCATTTCCTTTTTGTTCTTTATTTGCCATGAGTTACCCCTACCTTTGTTTTTGTGTACGGACCAAGATCGGCCTTTACAGTACCGTCTTTTCTTAAACGAACAATTCTGCCATTCTTAATTTGTAAAGAATTAAAAGCGCTGTTTTTAAAATAAGAACCTGAAGATCTATTAGCCATTATTTTTCAAACCTTAGAGGATTAAAAGATCCATCCCAAATACTTTTTGTTGTAGATTGTGACTCTGATTTGTATGTGCCACCACGACGCTTGTATTCTTGAACTACCCAAGAATTAGCAACCGCAGATGGATAAACATCAAATTTATCTTTTGCTGCCTGTACTACTCTTGCATATAACTTTGGATTAGATGGTGTTGATCCACCTCTACGAGGCTTAATAAACTCGCCATAGTTTGGTTCTTTTGCTTTTTCCATTTCATCATCCATATCATATGTCTTTCCAACTGGAACACAGTTAGGAACCATTCGCCCACCTTTATCTTTCATGCCACGTTGTTCATATCCAACCCAGCATTTTTTTTCCATATTATCCCATTTATCTTCTTCTTCATTATCTGAAGAATATGATTTGCTAATTTTTTCATTTAATTTTTCAACTTGAACATTATACATTTCTATTAAAGTTTTAGGATCTGCTGTCAATGGGATTCCAGATCCGTTAGAGCCCATTTCAACTACAAGATCTACTGATACAGATAGTGATTCAATTTTAATAACTTGAGACATACGGTGGTAAGAGACATATGGCTTTTCTTTCCATCCGCCATCTTCTTCTTTATATTTGCGAACAATAACTGGCTTATCGTCTTCCATATATTCCATGGAATATTCTGATCCTGGTAATCCAAGTAATCCTGCGTTAGTCATTACGTACTCAACACGACCAACCATCATTTCATCATCTTCACCCATATATGTTACGAAGTCGCCCTCTTTAATTTCATTCATACTTTTCCCTATATTCCCTTCGGAACGATTGATTGCATAAATTTGTGCTGCTGCTTCACTACGAGTTTTATGGCAACCCATAACCTCATTTGTACCTTCTTTTAAAGCAGGGTAGCCTGAACAACCGAATGACCCTTTAGCACCTATACGATATGGCATATTAGTATTATATCAGGTTTTAGGGTGCAAGAGTCGTATAATTTCAAAAAGATTCCACCTATCTTTTTTAGATAAAGCCTCTACTGCTACCTTATCAAACGCTTTTTCAGACAAAGTAATAATTGGTTCTTCAGCAAAAAAATCTATTTCTAAAAATCTTTTTTCCCATAATTTCATAACACAAGAATTAACGTCTGTTATATGCTCATCGTATAGATCTGGCATAAGATTTTTAATTTTAGGAGTAAAAGAATATAAAAGTTCTCCAGTTTCTTGATCAATTCCCACAGTTTCTAATCCGCCATTAAGAATAAGTTTTTCAATCATTTCTTCTTCTTCATTACTCATTTTTAATAAACTCCAACAATGACTTTTTAGTTTGTAATCCAGTTATTCTATTAATTTCTTTGCCATCTGTAAGTAAAATAAATGTTGGTATAGAACGAATTTCAAAAGTTTTAGCCATTTCGTTTTCTATATCTACGTCAATTATTTGAAAAATACCAGGGAAGGACTCTCTGTTTAAATCTTCAACAATTGGTTTTACTTTTTTACAAGGCTGACACCAATCTGCCGTAAAGTAAAGTATTGACTTCATTTGCCAGACTTTAATCTAGCCTTTTTTAGTGCTTCAAAATCTTTTACTTTGGTATCTCCCATGTATCCCCAGGCATAGCCATCATTAATCATCTTATCGTTTAACGATTCTGTGTCGCCATTTATGTATATCCAACCAAGGATACGACCAAACTTTTCAGTTGAGTTTATTTTTTCAGTTTTAATAACAACAGACTTAGCATCTTTAAGATACTTTTTTAAATATTCTTTAGATTCAAGACCTAAAACTTTTTCAGCCTTATCTTTTGTGCGAGACTCTGGAGTATCAATACCAGCCAAACGCACACGAGATGCAAACAAGATGTCAAACCCTAAATCAATAATAACGTCGATAGTGTCTCCATCAACAACATTGTTTACTTCTTTTACAAAATACTGATACATTACACTGCCCCAATCGCTCTATTTTCAACTAACTTTTCACGCTCATCAATAACCTCTAACATAAAAGACATCATCTTTGCATATGATTCAGGATTATTCATTATCTTATCGTAGTGATGACTACAAAACATTAACTCTCCAGAGGCCCCTTTAACTTTAACAAGTGCTTGCGCTTGGCATTTATCACAACGATCCTTTGCATCTAAAAACCATTGTTTTGGCTTTATGCTTGGATGATCTTTTAATATGTTTGTCATAGTACTATTATATCCCTACTTTCTATTGTCTGTTGAATAAAATCCACTACCGTTGAAAATTGCAGCAGGAGCGCTCCAAAGTCTTTGCATAGATTGATTACAGCATACTGGATATCTTTCTTCATCAAATTTTTTTTCAAACTCAATTTGTGAAGAACAAATAGAGCATTTATAATCATATCTTGGCATAAACTCTCCTATAGGTTATATCTAAGTATATCAAAAGATGAGCAGTTTTGCAACTTGCTCAGGTTGTTTATCTACCGATAAGACTAATAAAAATGTCGAATTACATTAGATAAAATTATTTGATCTTAATGACCTTTGGTTTTTTTTCTTCAGGAACAATGCGAACAATGCTAACTGTAAGCATACCGTCCTTTAAGTCAGCACTAGAGACTTCCATGTATTCACCAAGAGCAAATGTGCGGGTAAATTTACGACCAGCAATTCCTTTGTGAACAACTTCAGCATCTGTAACCTCAACAATTTCACCTTTAATAATTAAGGTTCCATCATCTACTGATACATTGATGTTTTCTTTTGAAAATCCAGCAACTGCAACAGATAGTCTATATGTATCTTCATCTAGTTTAAGAAGATCATATGGAGGATATGATTGTGAATTTACTTTATGTGCTGTATTTAAACGACCCAACTCTCTGTTGAATCCAATAAAAAAAGGATCATTGAAAAGATCCATAGCGAACTGTGTTACCATTTTATTCCCCTTTCAAGCGAATAAGTTAATGTATCCCCATTTGGCAGATACGATATTATTATATCAGATTAATAAAATATAGTAAAGTTATTATATTTTTTGCAAAATATTATTAAAAAAAGGATTAATTGGAGATTTATTTCCTGCAATTAATTTTTCTATTTCACCACATATTACTGCATATTCCTCATTAAAAACTTCCATAGTTCTTCCTTCACCCATACGTGCAGGCTTTCCTTCTAATATTAATGTCTCTTTAAGGGTTTTTTCTATATCATAATTTAGCGTTGTACATGTAAAATGTTTTACAACATATCCATCTTTATCTACTAAATATTTTTCATAGTTTCCGCCCATCTTGGCGCCCATATAAAATCCTTTATTTAGCCAAGGAGATAAGTAACCACCTTCTGGAATTTCTTCTTTAATAGTATCTTTTATTTTACATAATAACATCATTTGATTTGAAATTTCTTTATATAGTTCGTGAGGCTCTCCATGTGGTTGTCCTAAACCGTTTACGTTTTCATTTTCTTTGTATTCGCTTAATTGATTTACAAGTTTATTAGGATTTGATGAAACCATTTCTGAAAATTTAAATGTAGTTCCGTAAACTTCTTCTCCATATTTTTTTGAGTCTGCACCACAAGTAATTCCTTGTGACCATTTTCCTTTAGTAACTCCTGGCCCACAGTAATCATTTGTTGGAACAGCAATTACTTCAAAACCTTGATCTTGATATTTTTCTTGTAGCCACTGCAATACTTCCATCTGATTAGCATTTCCGCAACCAACGGTTGTGTTGACAACAAGAGTTACCTTGTTTTTGTACTGTTCTAAATGGTTTGGTGTGCCCTCTGCAGAATTTAATGGTATTTCGTATAAAGATTTCATGTAATTAATTATATCATGTTTTAATATTAATTTTAGTACCCCCAAGGGGAATTGAACCCCTGTTACCACCGTGAAAGGGTGATGTCCTAACCACTAGACGATGAGGGCTTAGAGCGGATAGCGGGAATCGGACCCGCACATTAACCTTGGCAAGGTTACGCACTACCACTATGCAATATCCGCAATTATGTTATTAACATAATTAATTGTTTTTAATTATCTTAATTTTGTCATAATTTAAACTATCAACCACCTCTATTGTCACTCCTTCAACAGAGATTTTGTCACCTTTGTAATGAATAGGATTTGGACTTGGTACTACAGCGCAATTAGAACTAGACACAGGTGTACTACCGTTAGTAACAGGTTTTAAAAAGTTTTCACCATGACTCAGCGTGGCATCATAGGTATAAACCAACACACCATTTCTTTTTGTAGGCATAGTGCATGAAAATTTATTTTCACGGCGTGATTCAATAATTATTGCTTTTGTTTGAGATAAAGGTATTACAACCATTTTTACTCCACTGCTAGAATCATTTAAAGGCACCAAGGTAATCTCAGTGTTTTCTAATTTACTGAGTTGTTTACAATAAACCCTTTCATCATCAAGCCAACCTGCAACAAAACGCATCCACCCACTAAGTTCTCTAGACTCACCATCTTGATTTCCCATAATGTCTAATCCAAGAAACGGATTAGGTTCACGAGATGAGCCAATATGTGGCAATGCCATGGCATGACCAAACTCATGCACCCAATAAGACCAGTACTGCCTGTTAAGTTTATCAAAATGTTTTCCAGGAATTGAAAATGAAGATACGCTTCCTTCATTTGTAACAACCCCCTTTACCTCTGGCTGCCATGGAAATCCCTGCAATGTTTCTTGTACAAAATCTTGATTCTTTGGAAGAATAAAATTGACTGTTTGAATACCTGTAAAGTCAAAAACTTTGTCACTTTCTGTCATCGCATTATTCCAAAGTTTCACAGCATTAGGCACTCTTTCAAGATTATCTGATCTACCAATTGTATATTCACTGGTTGGATTAGGAATTCGTACCCATTTATTTAATACAACCCATTCAACTTTAAATTTGCCACCACTTACTGTGGCAAACCAATCTGATGTTAATTTCATTTGCTCATCTATGCGTGATCTAAAGTTTGCCTCTCCTGGTAAGTTTGGAAAATCTAGTGGAATTAAAGCCCACTTAACTGTTCCTGTTTTTTTTGCATGAGTATAGCCTGGAAATCCTGTAGGAAGTTTAGAATCAGACCACCTCAATCGGTTGTTGTTGTTTTCTTTAATTTTACATAACTCTATGTTTGCACTTGGTTGAGATGGAGGAGAATAGGTTATTGAATTTGTTTTTGGAGTATTTGTTACATTATTTTTTTTTGTTGTCCATTTATAAATTTTACCATTTTTAAGACATATAGTGTTTTCTTTTACTTTGTTTAATTGTGATTTAGAACAAAATTTATTAGTAACTTTATTTTCTTGAACATATTTTTGTTCAATTGCTAAAACTGGTTGAGCAGGTGCTGAATGAGTTGGTGCTAATAAAGATGCAACGGTTACGGTAGATACACAAATAATACACATTTTTACCCCCTAGATTATTTTTTAATTGTTATTTATTTTAATTACAACTTGACAAGGGTCTCCGCCCTCTTCCCATTCTTCTGACTCTTCTTCAGTCATATAAGGATCTCCTTCATGAGTATTACAAAATGGCTCTGTTACCCAGCCCCGTTTAATTCCATTAGTTAACCAAATTTCAAACTCATCAAGGTTTGATGACTCATCTTGTAAATCTTTTAATATATCGTCAAAGTTTGCCATATATAAATTATACTCTTAAATGCTTACAACGTCAACTGGACCCATGCATGTTGGACTAAATTTAATAGCAGAACTTACTGCTCCAACTACACGCTTTCTGGGATCTTTAAAATTTTCTGTAGCATTTAAATATCCATATGCATACTCTGCACCTGAACCCATAGCCAAATAATCTAAATTATATTTTGATAATGACATGTCTACGGAACTATGCTCATATATTTGTCCCTTAACACAAATAATAAGACCAAGATCTCCTTCTTTAGATGTATCTACCCACCAGTCATCATAGAAATTTCTAAGTTGTTTAATAAACTTAGTTTGCATAAATTTGTCTATATCTTTTATGTCTGGAACGTATGGGTTAAAATTATATCTAATTCGTTCACCATCTAATGCTCCTGCATATCCAATTAAATATGGACCAAGTTTCCAAACTTTTGGTGCTGTTAAAGAAAGAATGGTGTTGTCATCTGATGCACCACGATCCCCAGCCATGTAAATTTTTCCTTCATGGCGAACTACAGCCAAGACTGTCATATAAAAATCCCCTCAGAGTATACCCTTTAAGTATAGCAAATAATTATTGCTTAGTCAAAGACCTTTTATTTGATATTTTGACCACAGGCTGAGCATATTTTTGGCTTAGCGGTAGTCTTTTTAGCAGTACTTGCAGGGGCAGAGCCAAACTTAGGTCTACCAAACCCTACAATAGAAACCATAATTCCTTTTTTATTTTTCTTAAAGGCACGAAGTTTTTTACAAACCTCTCCACCATTACGTTGGCTACCTTTAGGATCTCCAGATGTATTACCTTCAATGCACCATACTGTTCCATCTTCGTTGTCTTTAACGACAATGGCTACGTGAGATATTCTATCTACCCCGTCAGATGGAAAATCAAAGTAAGCAATATCTCCTGGTTCTGGATCTGCTAAGTCTCCGTCAATCCATGATCCTGCTTTTTTAAATGCTTGTGCCCCACCTGGAGTGTAAACAGTATTAGGAATCTTTACCCCTGCTTCATTACCGCACCAGTTTACAAAAGAACCACACCAAGGTTGAAAGTTTGCTTTCATAAAGGCACCGTACTTAGTTTCGTTATCTTTTGGACCTTCAATAGTTCCAATTTCTGCTGTAGCAACTTCAATTAAACGTTCTGCTGTACCTTGTTCTGCCATTACTTTACCTTGCTTCCAAATTTAGCCCAGACTCTTTCATGTAAAAAATATCCAATTGCTTCCCATCCAATATAAAGAAGAGCGCCAAGACTTGCATATTCCCACTCACGAGTAAATAAATAAATAACTCCAGCGACACCTACAAGATGAAAGGTTTCCCAACTTGCTGTTTTTAGTAAAGTTTTTTTATTAGAATCTTTAGCCATTATTTATTCCAGTCTGCATCTACTGGTTGTTCTTCTGGCATTGCGCCATCAGGTTTGTTTAATCTCCGTGCTTTTGCTTCATCAATTTCTGATTCAAGTTTTTTATCTGCCATTGTATTTTTGGCATCAACTTCTTTATTTGCAATCTGTGCTGCCATAACATCTTTAGCGCCAGATGAACCAATTAACAAGCCAGCAAGTGTTCCTGTAATAAATGTTGCTACGCTTCCAAGAACATTAAAAAACATTTTATCGTTTTCTGATTGTCCTGTAATTGGTTGTGTAACAAATATAAGAGCATACATAATTCCTGTTGCAGTTATAAATAAAATTGATCCTAAAGTAATTCCTAGGATGAACTTAAGTCTTGCATCTAACTCTTGAGGAGTTAATCTTTCTTTAGCCATTTGCTGTTTCCTCCACTTTTTTATGTTCTGCTAAATCTTCTGGACATGCTCCGTTAGCCGTACAAATTGGTGGTTTGCATTCTGCACTTTCCCAGTTTGATGGATCCTGACAAGGATAGCGATAGTGACCATCGTATCCACAGGATGTTAGTCCTAATACTAGTATACCGTATAAGAAAAATGTTAGTAGTTTTTTCATAGTTTTATTATACCTTAATTTTATTCTTTATCTTCTTTATTTCTAGCAGGACTAGTAATAATCCATAGTGCAGTTGTTCCAATAATGCCATATCCTACTATTGTTTTAGCACTACCGTCAAGAACTACCCAAGCAATAAACATACCAAGAAGGGTCCATGCTTGATCAATTAGATCTTTGATTATATTTTTTATTATTCTTACCATTTTCTACCTCCTCTTGAACCTGGTGAGTTGGCTCCTGAGCCTCCACCAGAACTTCCGCCACCTGTACTACTTCCAGTAGCACCTCCTGTTGCAACCGCTGCAGCATTAATCGCTGCTCCTGCTGCCACTACTGTTGCTATAACCATATCTGTTGCCTCTTCTCTTTCTGCTTCTGACATATCTGCTCCTATACTTCCTAACGCTGCTAAGGCAGCACCTGGATCAGAAAATGCTGTTGCTAATAGTTCTGATGGATTTTGCAATAATTCTACCTGTGCAGCAACTTCTGCTGTAATAACAACTGCATTTCCATTTTCGTCAGTTCTAACATCTACTGGAGTCTCTGGCGGTAAGTCTTTATATTCTAATCCAGCATCTTCTATATCTTCCGCTGAAATTGCCTCTCCATCTGCTTTTTCAAGTAATGCTTCTGTAACTAATTCCTTTTGTTCTTCAGTTAATTCTTTGCCATCTAGGGCATCTTCAATTGCTTTATCTATAGCATCTTGTTCTGCTTGCTTGGCTTCTTCTTCTGCCTGCTCTGCTGCTTCTTCAGCAGCCTTTGCTTCTGCTTCTGCTTTAGCGTCAGCCTCTGCTTGTGCCTGTGCCTCCGCTTCTGCCTTTGCATCTGCTTCTGCCTGGGCTTGAGCCTCTGCCTCTGCTAATGCTGCAGCCTGCTCTGCTGCTTGTGCTTCTGCTTCAGCCTGTGCTGCAGCCTCCGCTGCTGCTTGTGCCTGAGCCTCTGCCTGTAGTTGTGCTTGATATGCAGCCTGAGCATTTGCTGCTGCAATGGCTGCTTGTCTTTCTGCTTCTGCTCGTGCTGCTGCTTGACGTATTGCTTCTTCTTCAGCAAGTTTATTTTGAACAACAGAATTTGCTGCTGATACTGCTGAATTCATATTTTCTATTGCAGGAGAAACTAGGTCCATCGCTTGATTTGCTGCGTTTGTAGCATATGCTAAATTAGCAATAGCACTTGTAGCAATTGCATTTTTTAAATTATATGTGATAGTTGCAGAGTTTGCTTGCTGTGTGGCTAATGTTTTTTCAGACAGAGCGGTATTTTTAATTGTAGTTAAACTATTTAACTCAGCAGTTTCTTCTTGAACTATAGTCTGTTGAGCAGAAATTTGAGACTGTAGATCTGCATTTCCAACAGAAGTCATTGGTTGAACTGCTTGGCCAGTGACTGGTCTTACACCAGTTCTTGGACCACCATATAGCCCACTAGTATTACCAGCAATTGTTGCAGTTGCTGTCCACTCACCAGAGTTTGGATTTACTATCATAAACAAATCTGTATTTGTTATTGCTCCATTACCATCGCCAAACCTTCTTAGGTCCCAAGATATTGCAAGAGTATTAGATGTAGTAGTTACGATAATATCTGCACCATTGCCATTACTCATATAGTCTGATTGAAATACATAAATACCAGCAATTGATGGCCAATCATGATATGTCCAGTCTGGTGCGCCAAATGTTAATGCTGATTTAGAGGTTACATATAATTGACTATTGCTACCTTGTCCCTCATAAACCGTATTTCCTAATTTAATATCAAATGGAGTCTCAATCCTTGTAGAAGCATCCCACATAGGAGGTAGCATAGTTGTGCTTATTATATTTGTATCGATAACCTCTGGTGCTACATATCCAGGAGTAGTGTATGTCATAGAATTTGAAGGGGTATTTTGTAATGCTGTAAGTTCAGATGTTTCGGCATTGACTACAACTGTTTGTGAGTCTACTGCAGATTGAGCAATGTTTAATGCTGATGTTTTTATTTGAAGAGTAGCAGTGGCTGTTTCTAAATTAGATATGGCTATATTTTTTTCTGCTATAGCAACTGCTGTTGAGGTTTCTGCCTGCTCTTTGTGTGCTATAGCCACAGTTGCACTATCAACAACTGATTTAGCCTGTAGTATAGACTCTTCAGCAATAGCGATAGTTGCTGTTATAGTCTCTGTAGGGCTTGTAATGGCTTGAGCGTCTATCTTTACCTCTGCCGTCGTTGTTTCAGCCTGAGCAATAGCAGCAGTTGCTGACTCTATAGTTTGTGCTACCACTGTGGCAGTATCTATTATGGGTTGGTTAGTTGTTGCTAGTTGTATGGTTTCTTCAGCATGTGCTTTTTCTGTTGGGGACAACAAGGTCCACATAAGCAGTAATAATGCTATTAAACTTAGTCTAATTAAAAACTTTTTAATTTGGGGTCCTTTACGTTAGCCCCCATATCTAACAAGACTATTATATCATTTTTATGCAATAAAAAAGAGGGTAGAAATTAATCTACCCTCAATTTTTATAAGGAGTTTTTAAGCCTTAACCTTTTTCTGAATCTTAAGTACCAAGTTTGTTAATGTAACAATCAGGGTACGTAGAGAAGCAATTGTTGCTGTTAAAGCAGCAATTTGTGTAAGTGCAATTGTAGCAGAACTTACCACTGTTGCTGACGCAGATACTTCCACCTGTCCAGCAGTTGGTAGTAATGATCCACCCTTTGCAGTAACCTTAATAGCACCCTCTACTGCTGGCATAAATACTTTGTAAATCTTTACACCGTTAGCGTCTGTTGTTACAGATGTTGCAGTTAAAGTATCGCTACTTGAACCAAATGCATAGTTTGTTAAAATTCCACCATCTGTTAATACGTTTGTATTAGTTTTTCCAGATAGAACCAATCCGCTTGCATCAAGAACTGATAATGTAATTGTTGCAGCCTCACCTGGTGCATATGTTGTTTTATCAAAAGCAACCTTTACAGATGATGCAGTTCCTTCTACACGAACAGTTACTGTATCAGCAGCAATTGTTCCACTTTTTACAACAATTCCAGCCTTACCAGTTACAACACCAGTAAGTGGAAATAGTGCTTCACCATTTACGATTGAAGCAGTTGTTGCAGAGTTATTAACTATAGATAATGTGTCTGATGTTGCTGAAAGTGTTCCAGCACCAACCTTTATACCATTTGAATCATAAGCAATTGCAGAAATAGCATCAGCGTTTGATCCTGTAGCAATTACAGGCTTCTTAACAGTAGTTACTACCTTAGCAATATCGCCATAAAATGTTATAGACTCTGTTCCAAGTACTACACCTGATTGTGTTGTAATTGTAATTGTTCCTACTCCAGATGTACCGTCAGCAAATATACCAATATAGTTGCCACCAGCAACTGAAATTGAGCGACCAAGTGCTGAAATTGTTGCATGGTTTGAACCAGTACCAACAAGACCAGATCCTGAAACTGTTGCTGTCAAAGACTCTGAAACAGAAGTTCCAGCAGCATTCTTTTGTGTTACAACAATAATTGCTGCAGCATCAGAAGACACTGTCTTTGGAGCAAAAACAGTTGCGTCAGCAGTTGCTGTAATTGTTTCTCCAGAGTTAATAATAGATGTTGACTTTGATGCAGATGCTTTAATATCTGCTGCATTAACTACAACTGACCACAGAACAGCAGAAGAGTTTAATGTTCCTCCGCCACCCTTTACAGATGGAGTTAGTTTAATAACATAAGTTCCAGCAACCGTTGGGTTTACTAGGCTTACATTTAACTTTGTAGATACTGAAGTAAGAGCATTTACTGATGAAGAAACATCAGCCGAATATGCATCTGCTGCTACAGCAACTACAGCGCTAGTTGTTTCTTTTACAGACAAAGTTGCTAATTTAGCAGCGCCTGTCGGAAGACTTACAACTGATGAAGTTACTGTTAAAGTATCTCCAGTATTACCTGCCAAAAAAGACAACGTTGCTACTGCCGTTGCAGTCTCACCTGTTGAAATAGTGCTTGACACTGTATCAATAGTAAGAGAGTCTGCATTGTGCACAGCATTTGCCTGAGTTGCAGTTAAGGTGCTAATAGACAAGGCTGCAGCCATGACTAAAGCGATTTTCTTAAATGAATTCATTCTTCTCCTTATTAGTTTATATTAAGTTTAGTTTATCCAGGAAATCCTTAACATCGTTAGGCATTTCCCGATTATCTAATTCTACCATACGTTGCTGTTTATCTGCAAGTTTTGTTGCAGAACTCCAGGTGTGAACTTCTATTTCTGTGTTATTAGTCTTTGTTGTATGAGAAATTGCCCCAAATACCGCTCCACAAACCGCATCAGCCAAGTCTTTAGATTTTTTGCGTGGATGGTCAACCCTATTACCCTTCATTATTTTTAATTCTGACATTTCTTCTAATAGGATGGGGATCATAGGAATAGCAACACGCTCTTCATAAATCATCATTGCCAAGTCTTCATAATGTTTTTTAGCAACTGACACAGTCTCTGTTCTAATTCCAACAGCCTGCAATTCATTTTGGATGTCAAAGGATTGCCATCTATCAAAAGAAACCATTCCAATATTAAAACCTTCTCTGCGTAAGTTAATGATCCATTGTTTTACTTCTGATAAATTTACTGGTCCTTCTGCTCTTGGCTCCCACCAAGCCACAGCATCAACAACAACTATTGGTGCTACTTGCTCATAATCTTTAATAACCTGAATATTAACCCATTTATCTACGTGGGCAATTGCTACTGCACACTTATCGTGTTTTTGTGCAAGGTCAGCATGAATGTAATAAATTTTTTCTGGATCTGCCTTAAAGGTTTCATCAAACCTTCTAAAAGAGTCTAGTGGATTTCTTGTATTCATGCATTTTTCTAATTTTTCTTTTTGTTTAAAAAATGCATCTGAAGCAAAGGTTGGTACGCAGGCAAAACGCATCATTGCATCGCCCAAATCTGTATAAAATGCTAATTTAAAATCATCTATTTTACGAGTAGGATTTACTTCCCATGTAGGTCTTTTTAGTGCTAATATTTTTGGTACCTTGTATGAAATAATTTCATCTTCTTCCCAACTAATTTCAAACTGATTGTTTATGTCATTGTGTGGTAAGTCCTCGTTCATAATAAAGGTGTGTTTTTTTTCTATTGTTTGTTTTTCTGCAATTACATCATCATATCTTTTGGAAATAAAGTCTCCTTGGTATCGTGGGAAAGATAATAAAACTACTTTACCAAGATCTGGAAAACGAGAATCAACAGATCCACGAAACGCTTTGTAAATATTTTCTGCAGTTTTACCTTGTTCGTTTCCAGTGCCAACCTCAGATGCAAAACCAGAAATTTCATCAAGAACTGCAAGTAAAAGGTTTAATCCTTCATGCGACTCTCTTTCAGAGTGACCAGAATAAACTGTTACAGACTTATCAAAGTCAATTGAGTCTGCTTTAGCATTATACTTTCCAGCAAACCATGGCGATCTTTCAATTTTACTTTTAAAACCTTTAAAAAAAACATTTTTTGCTTGTTGTGCGTTAATTGCAACGTTAATTAAATCTATTGCGTCTCCACTTGGCTTTCCAAAATATCTGGCTGGATCCTTAAGGCATAACAATTTATATACTATATAAGCACAAGCAACAGTAGAAGTAAAATCTTTGCCAGATCCTTTTCCTAGTTGTAAAATAATTTCATTTTTTGTATATTTATTATAATATCTTGAACCCTCTACAGAACCATATATATCCTGTAAATCTTCTTTTTTGTATATTTGACTCATTGCTTCTACAATGTCATATTGAATAGATGATAGTGGTGGTTGACCTAAATAATCAGAAGATTCTACAAATGTTTTTACGTCTACTGGCTTTTCTTCAAATTGGTTTTCTTTTAATACTTCAATAAAGTCTTTGAACATTGTGGACAAGTGTAATCACTTCTGCTGCTTTAGCAATTTCAGATAGGCGATGCATAATTAAATCACGAATCTCTGGATGCTCAGAAGCAACATCTCTAAGAATTTCAATAAGAACTTCCTGCTTACGTTCAATTTGAACCATCTCTTCTGCAAGTTCTTTATTTTCTAACAATCCTGCTTTTTGTAACATTTCAATTCTAGATTTTTCAATATCCATTACAAGTTTAATTGCCTGAGTTTTAGCACTAAGGTTATTTGTCATTGACGCTTCATCAATAACCTCGTAAGATTTTGTAATTAATTTACTATAATGTGCATCTGCACCAGCAAGTGCCTCTTTTGCACGAGCACGTATAGCATCATTAGCAGATGCCATAACCTTCCATTCATTAATCAATGAAACAACACGAGTTCTTGGCATATCTAAATCTTTAGAAATTTTTGTTGGATCTTGTCCTTTAAGATATTCTGCAACTACCTTGTTTACTTCATCAAGGTGATTTACTAAGTCTGACTCAGTTGACATTATACTTACCCTCTAGTCTATTAATTTCATCTTTAATATAAAAAATTGCTTTTTCTAAATCTTGTATTGTTTTGGCTTCGTCTTTTAATCCTGCTCTCCACAAATATTTAAAAGCATTTCCTATATTAAAGTTTCTATGTCTAGTAATTTGTATGCACTCTACGCCACTTGGATCAGTTGTATAATGTACTGGGTGATTAACTTGATCAACTGTGATATGCAAGTTGTTACTCATTCTTATCATCTTCCATGCTTAATGCTTCTGGTAATACTTTTAGCGCTGTTAATACATACGTAATTCCAACTGCACTAGCAAGACCAAATGCTATTAGTATTTTCTGCGTTTTACTCATCGTTTTGATTTCCTTAATCCAAATTTTGCAAGGTATACATAGATTGTTTCTACGCTTGCCCCACATTCCTTAGCAATATCTTCTGGAGATTTTTTATCCATAAGATATCTCTTACGAAGCCAAACCTCTGACTTATATAGTTTACCACTCATAAGATTATTTGTCAATTTCTTCATTATTTATATCATAATGATAACTATCTGAATCTTCAGTTATCCATTTAGAAGCATCTTCTACATCCCACTTCCTAGTATTAATAAGCCTATTAATTATAGGTTTTCCAGGTTTAGTAGTAAATGATGGCTCTAATAAAAATACCCTGTTATTTGGCTGTATAGCAAAATTACCGTCATCTCTTTGTATCACATGACCACATTTATGTTGACCTGGATTTTCTGAATATCCATCATCAAGTCTATTAGAATCAGGATTGTGCCAATCAAGGGTAAAAAGGTATTTACCAGAAACTTTTGTTTTAGTCCTATCCATATAATTTATACTCATGTTTGCAAGGTTTGCAAATTTAGTTACAGTAACAAATGGACTAAAAGAATTCCATAAAACAAGATTATGTATGTCTTCTTCTGGAACATCTGGTTTAGTACAAAAAGCATTAATAGGCATTCTCCACCATATACCGCCATCTTCCATTAAAAAATGAAACAATGGACTACGATTTTGAACACTAGCCACACCAAAAATTACACAAGGAAAATATTGATCATGGCTATCTATCTGATCTCTTAAAAAGTTTCCACGCACATAACACTCTATGGGTGGAATGTTTGCATTTAATTCTGGCATTATTTTTCTCCTATAGCCTTATCCCAATTATTAATAGCCCAGTGACCGATACCACAAGCGTCAGCAACGTCATTATCGTTAATGCTTTTATCATATATAATTTCAATTAATTTTATAGTCCTTTCTTTTCTAAACTGTCTTTCAAAAGATTTATACCAAGATAGTGACTTTCCTGGATTCTTAGACCTAATTAACAGTTGTTCTTCTTTTGTTAATTTTTTATTTCCTAAATAATTTTGCCATGTTATTGGAGACACTTTCCCAATAGTACGAATACCAGATTGTCCTGCAGCCCCTAAAAGAGCCCCCTGAACAAGTGCTAGGTCAGCAGCAGTTTTTGGACTGTTCATAAAAACAGTATGCTCAATAACAATGGCGTCTACATTTACTATATGCTCAAATAAAGACTTTGATTTTCTACCAGCATCTATTACTTTTTCATAAATATCTTTACCTTCAAAATTAATCTTACCAAATTCTTTTAGATGTTCTCCATGAAATGTTGCATAGGCAAGACTATTTGTGCTTGCATCAATAGAACACACTTTTTCTGGCTGACTATTCTTGTTCATAATTAAAAAATCCTTTTATTTCTTTTAACATTTTATCTACTTCTTTTTTACTTACATTACAACTAGAACAAAATCCAGAGTCATTGTAAATAGATAGTTGTTGGCCACAACCACCAAAACATTTTCTAACTTTTCCAATTCTTTTTTGTCTACGAGTTAAATTATATCTTTCTACAATTTTATCTTTTGTTGCAGATGATCGACATTCAGCACTGCAATAAATTTGATAAGTTACTTTAGGAGTAAATACTTTATTACACCTTTCACAAAGTTTCAATCAACCCCTCCATGGATTTGATTTTAAGAACACCAGTGCCTGCATCATCACATGTCGCTTTAATTGGACATGTCTTACATATTTTTGAGTTAGCACGGTAGTTTTTAACTGGAAGTGTACGATCTAACCAAGCCTTTCGGACTTCACGCATCCATTGAAAAGCATTATCAATCCATTCACGGTAATTATCATCTACTTCAATAGGTAAGACTAAGAGTTCATGATTATTTTTATTTTCATAAATAAGAACTCCCTTCTTTTTTCCAAGTATCTTCATATAAATTAATAATTGAATTAAGTGACCAGTTTTAGGCTTCATAGAATTTTTACGATACTCAAAACCTTCATTAAGCATTGTCTTGATTTCTCCAACAATTTCTTCGCCTTCCCAATCAAGCATGGCATCTCCATAACCAAAGATTGGTGGATCATCATATCTAATTTTAAACTCTGTTGTTGGATTTCCATCATCATCTTTATAAATTTTGGCAACTCCAGCACCTATCATTGCGTCTTGAATTCTGGCATGTGATAGTGTTCCTGCAGTCATATTTGCAGCACCGTAAGCATCAGCGTTATCTTCAAATGTAGCACCATCAAAGGCTAAATACCAATATCGTGGACACTCCCCATGGCTATAAGCAATAGTCGATGGGGCAAAAGTTTTCTTTGTCTGAAACTTTGGACCACGGTTAACAATATAACCAGATTTAATTTTTTCAATTAATGCATCTGAATCAATAATTGTACTTTTCTTAGAAACACTTTTAAGCATAACTTGCTGTAATAAACTCTTTGTCATTTTATCCCTTTGTTTTATATAAGTATACCAGGTTAGCGAATTATGTACTTAAGTGCTGATACCAGGTCTTTAATTGATTCTGCTGCTGTAAAATAAATATTTTTCTTTGCTCTATCAGACTTATCTACGTTTGCCATCCATGTGGCTCTAAATGACATTTTTGCTGCAATTGCCTGTAGTCTAACTATTTCAACAGTAGCAACATTTAAAGGAACATCTGGTTTAATAATTAACTTAGCAATCATTGTTAAAGCAATTGTTAACTCTTCATCTTTCATGTAGTCAGCAATTTCTGTTAAACCATTAACCATATCTAATGTTGTACTATTTGCCTGTGCTTGTTCTGTCATTTTATTCCTTTTCTGTTAATTGTTCTAATAAATCCATTTCAATTATAGCAAGCCTTACCTTTGTGTTACCCTCTCCTAAAATTATAATAATGGCTGGAGACTTATCCGTTCCTGATTTTATTGAATCAGTTACAGCCTTAGCCCATACATCTTTATTTAATGTAAAAGATTTACTAACCTCTTTAAAGTCTACGACAAAACTTCTCCATGTTGCATCACCCTTCTGATTGTTACGACCAGAATTTTTATGTTGCTTAGCCCCAATTCTTTTAGATTCGCTACGCTCACTCATTAGAAAAATCTTTTTTCTTTCTTTTTGGTGGTATTAAACCTATTTTTGATATATGTTTTTGAGAACACATCCACGTTGCTTCTCCAGTTTCTCTCCAATACCTTAATGACAACACTTGTTCTTGGCACGTTTTGCATGGAAACTTTCCTGGATATACTGTAAAGTCTTTAGACATTCTTCAACTTATCTTTTAGTTGTTGCTGTAAATCTAGGTCTTCTTTAATTCGATTTACTATTCCGTCTCTTCCCTGAACTTTAGTACCATCATCAAGTTGATACCATGCGCCAGTTCTATTTACTAAACCTATTGATTCAGCCGTATCAACAAGATCACCAATAGTGTCAAGACCAATATCATCTCCACGGAAATAAAAATCGTATTCTCCAGACTGGAATCCAGGAGACGTTTTAGAAAATTGTAATTCCCAACGAATCTTTCTGCCAATTTTTTCTTCAATGAGTTTGTCGCCAACTTTAATTTTACCCTTAATAGCCTGATTGTCAGACTCAGAGGAAAATAACTTAATAATGCAAGATGAATAAAACTTAGTGGCCTGTCCACCAGAA